TTATGAGCTTGCCTTTCCGCGGGAGCGGTCGGGGAATACCAAAACCATAGTTTTGTAGGTCGTCATGATCTTCACAGAAGCATTAATACCCTTTTGTAACTATGGCAGCGATTTTCTCGCAAGGTCGAACGCCTCATCATGAGGTCCGAAGGCTCGTCAAGAGCCCTATAAGGAACTTAACGTTCCTTGCACACTTCACGTGTTATTCCTTTACGGATTCCTACCTATATTTACATATAGACATATAATGACGTCTGACCAAAGAAGACGTTCTCGAAGACGGGGTCATCCCGTCTAAAGTAAAATGGTCTTACCCTATCGGTAAATCTCTTAGAGAGAACCTTGAGATCAGTAATATCCCAAGGCCTCTTTTCCGGACGCACTATCTCACGTAAGTAGAGCCAGTGCTCGTCGTGTTTCTCCTTGACTCTTCGACCTGAAAAGGTCAGGAGTTTGGGTTTTTTGGTTGGTTGTGCTTTACGCCACCATTTTAGAAAGGCTTGACGCCTCGTAAGCTCTGCCGAAATATACAGCAGAGGAAGATATCCCAATAACCTATTGGCTGTTTCCTGCTTCGCCAAGAAGCCCATCTCAGACGCGTAAGGAGGTAACTCCTTCTCCACGTCCGTCCAGTTATAGAGCCTTAAACCCTCAAATAGCTGACCAAGGTCCACCTCAAGTGGGTCCCAGTCAAAACCTTTTCCCGAATTACGGAAAATTCCAGTCAACAATTCCTGAGCAATCAAGAACTCCTCTTTTTCACAAGAGAGCATCCCGTAGTAATACGGTAGGTAGTACCCCTGTAAAGAGGTATCATCGATTGTCAGCTGCCTTCCGACGGCCATATCTCCCCCTCCCAACACGGAGGGTAGGCTTGCAAAAGCCCTCGATAAGCCTATCGCCTCGCGGTAGTGCCTCGACCAGAGCAACGACTTAGCTCTAACCGAACGCCACTCCATCTCTGGCGACAGATAACTAATCTGTTTGTTAAGGAGCTTCGCATGGCCCATAAAGGGATGCGAGCCCTCCTGCTTGACCTTTGATCGGCCTGAAAATACTGAACCCTTAAGGCAGTCAAGGAAAATCAAATCCCCAAAAACACTCTCCTTAGGAAAGTGCGTTATATCAGCGCCCAGGCCTGGGCGGAACACATACTGCTCACAGAAAGTCCCCGAGTCATCGGAATCTGAGTGCACCTTAGAGATCGTCAGTCCCTTATCCTTAGCCTTCACAGCAAACAAGTTACAGAATTTCTTTGTAACCCCTAAGCAGATCATGTCATCACCAACACTCTGCCCGAAAGGTCTCTTATGGAAGACCTGCTTATAAACATCCTTACTGGATGCAACCCCCATCTCCTCCGAAACGGTCTCATCGACAAGGGCTAACATGCTCAGCGTTAGATGAATAAAACTCATGGCATCACCCATGAACACCCCAGACTTAGTTGTGAAAACAGCTGGTTTATCGTGGCAGTAGCCTGCGTTATGCAGTTCCGTTATGTCTACTGTCCTCTTTTGGATCTTGAAAAGTTTGTTAAAAACATTCCAAGGCTTGAAGTCTTTCATGACAACGTCCAGCAGCGAGTTATTCGCATCCATGATGTCGTGTGACATCGAATAGGTGGCCTCCTTAAGATCCACCGACAAAAAGCAATCATCATAATTGCCTTCAGCCTGCACCAACGACCGCTGGTGCTCGGCAAACGCTTCACGCGCCTGCAAGGCTTCCGCCTTGCGTTTCGTGGCCTTTCCGGCTACAAGGAAAAAATCTTTAGGATTTTCAATGGACA